GCGATTGGTGCAAATCGGCTCCCAAGCGTATTAAGTTGTCGAGGTTCGGAAGATGTAAAGTCTTCTTGCTCAATATTCTATCAAACTTTTTGCAGAATAACAGCCTAGCGACCTAAACAAATGTTACAACTTTATAAGGGGGTAGTGTTGCAGTTTTTTAAAGCTACATATAAAGGCCCATACCCCAAATATATATCCGTTCAACAGTTCTATTGTGCTAAAAAGGCCCCCACGAGTAGTGGAGGCCGGGGGGTGGGGGTTGAGTTTTGCGGTCGTATCAGTCGTCCTTGCCCTGAATTTTGATCGTCAGATCAGGCGCTTGAATGTTGACAGTCTCAGTGGACTCGCCAATAACCCGTCCAATGGAATCCAACACTTGGCTTGCGGTCTGCAATTGCCCCTTCTTGATCGCTTGATTAAATAGTTTGGTACGCATGTGCTGAAGTCGCGCCAACATATTTTCGCGATCAGACTTCCAATCTTCATCAACGAGAAGCTTTACTTCTGCCCAATCACGCCAAGCGGTATTGATACTGACCTGTTCACGTTCAACGTGCTCATAAACAAGCGCCCTAGCCGACAACCCCTCTAACTGCCGACGATATAAGCGCCGCACACGATCCTCTTTTGCATTATTGGAGCGGCGTTCGTCTTGAGTCATGTTTGATACGACCTTTTCCAAGATCTTAACTGGTAGGAAGGCTTCTAGCCGTGTATTAGGGGGGCAGGGGTCAAGAATCTGTGTAATGTGGTATTTATGAGCCAAAAAACCGCACCAATAGAGCTTCGCTGGGCTCAAGGCCAAGTATTTTCGTGCGAAAAACGTTTCCGAGTCCTAGTAGCAGGCCGTCGCTTCGGCAAGTCGTACTTGTCTTGTGTTGAATTGGTACGTGGAGCGATCAATCGACCTGGGGAGACATTTTTTTATTGTGCGCCAACGTATCGGATGGCAAAAGATATTGCTTGGCGAGCATTAAAGAAGCTTGTGCCGCAAGTTTGGATCAAGAGCAAGAACGAGACTGATTTACGGATTGAATTGATTAACGGATCAACGATTGAGCTAAAGGGAACAGAGAACGCAATGGCTTTGAGAGGCCGCAGCTTGTCTGGGGTTGTACTGGATGAGGCTGCATTTATGAGCTCGGACGTATGGTTTGAGGTTATTCGGCCTGCGTTAGCGGATAAGGAGGGATGGGCATTATTTATTTCAACGCCAGACGGCACAGCTAGTTGGTTTTATGACTTGTGGTGTTATGTACCGGAGGACGCAACAGGGTTATGGGAGCGATGGAGTTATACGACAATTGATGGTGGGAATGTTAGTAAGCATGAAGTCGAAGCAGCCCGCGCCCAACTTGACACAAGAACATTCCGCCAAGAATTTGAGGCAAGCTTCGAGAACCTTACGGGTCTTGTTGCGGTCAGCTTTAGTGACGAAAACATCTCTACAGAAGCTAGGGATATAAGTATTCAGCCATTGTTGCTTGGGGTTGACTTTAACGTTGATCCAATGAGCGGTATTTGCGCGGTCAGGGATGGTGAGACTTTATATGTCTTTGACGAGATTATGTTAACTGGTGGTGCAACAACCTGGGATTTTGCGGACGAAGTTACACGTAGATATGGTGTGGATCGAAGGATTATTGCGTGCCCTGACCCCACGGGCGGAGCAAGAAAGACTTCTGGTATTGGCGTAACGGACCACACAATTTTGCGTCGAAGCGGGTTTACGGTTCAATCGCCTAAAGCACCATGGAAAATCCGCGACAAGATTACAGCAGTCAACACAGCGTTACTTGATGCTGCTGGGACGCGAAGGACCGTAATTCATCCACGATGCAAGCAATTAATCAAAGATTTAAGAACTTTGACTTATACACCAAATACGGGGTTACCAAATAAGAATCTAGGAGTTGACCACGCCTTCGATGCGTTCGGTTATTTAGTTTTACAACAGTTTAATTTGGCTAAACCAGAGACGATGGGAACGACTTCTTACCGGTTGTATTGAAGTAGCTACTTGACGTGTTTCCACGTTCTCCCCACGATTGCATTCCAGGCCACCTTCTGCGATACATCCCAAACGAGCCCGCATTCCAAAGAGCTTGCCCCCTCAGCCGCGTACTTACGCATTTCTGTAACTTTGGAGTTATTTAGCTTGGCGTTCGGGTGGTTTTGCCCTGTTATGCGGCGGCAAATATTTTCCTGAATAATTTCTGGAGGTTGGGTTGTTACGAAGGTGTACGCACAGACCGTACATTTGCGGTATCGCCTGAGTTCTCCTGGTTTTTTGCGGTTAAGGCTTGTTACACGACTACTGCCTCCGCACTTTGGACACTTCAATGTTGTTGTTGATTGGCACGAAAGACTAGACTAGGGCAAAGCCAATCGTTGTCATGCCCCAAGGCGCTGGAACCTACGGAAGCAAGAAGGGGCGTCCCGCCAAGAAAAAAAAGGGGCTGTACGACAATATTGCAGCAAAAAAGAAGCGTATTGCTGCTGGATCGGGTGAAAAGATGAGAAAAGCTGGTGATCCGGGAGCCCCAACTGCAAAAGACTTTAAGAAAGCTGCTAAAACGGCAAAAAAGCCGAAGCGTACGAAGAAATAATCGTGGTTTATGTAACCTGACGGGTTAGAATTGTGGTATAGACCCTCCTATGTCTAACCATGGCTTTTTATCGCGGCGAGGAAGGTTCCGTATCGTTTGAGAAAGATGGTGGTACTAACGCCGCTATCACTTCAACGCGGAGTTGGAACCTCAGTGTCACCAAGGAATCTCTGGAAGTCACCGATCAAGGCGACACATTCCGCACGTATGTCGGCGGTTTGATTTCAGGTACTGGATCTGTTGAAGTGCTTTACACCGCTTCTAGCAGTGACGGGACAGCAGATTTTATTTCTGATGTTCTAACAACTGAAGACGCTGGCAATGCAACTTTTGAGTTGTTTATGGATACCAGTGGTACTAAAAAGGTTAGTTTTGCCGGGATCATCACCAGCATGGATCTAACTGCCACAGTAGGTGACTTGGAAGTTATCACCTGTAATTTCGTCACTTGCGGCACGATTACCGGCGCTCTATAGGTATAGAGCAATGGTTTTATATCGCGGCGAGCGTTTTGCTGGCTACAACAAACCTAAGCGCACACGGAGCCACTCCACAAAATCCCATGCCGTCTTGGCTAAGGAGGGAGGCAAGATTCGGTTAATTCGATTCGGGCAACAGGGAGTTAGTGGCTCGCCAAAGCGTGAAGGAGAAGGTGTGGCTGCAAAACGCCGTCGTGAATCATTCAAGGCACGCCATGCGAAGAACATCGCAAAAGGCAAGATGAGTGCCGCTTATTGGGCAAATCGCTCCAAGTGGTGACATGACGTATTCAGTTCCCGGCTCAGTCAGAACCCATCTAGTCAGCTCTTCCTATTTAGGAAAAGTTGATAGCCCATTTGTTCGCACCCGTGCGGTGATCGATCAAATGAAGGGCTGGGAAATTATGAAAGCCGTGGTCTCTGGCACCGAATACCTTCGTGATAACAGCGAAGCATTCCTGCCACTAGAACCCCGCGAAGATTATTCCGCCTACCTAGCGCGTGTAAATCGTGCTGTATTTACGCCTTACACCCAACGTTTAATTCGAGCGGCAGCAGGCTTGATCCTGCGTAAACCAATCAATATTGTTGGCGATCCATACTGGACAGACATTTTCAACAAAGACGTTGACGGTTGCGGTTCAGATCTGGATGAGTATGCACGTCGCTTGGTGATCTGTGCGTTGACCTATGGCCATTGCCATACGTTGGTTGACTTTCCCGCTCCAACAGAAGCCCGAAGCCTTGCAGAAGAGCGTGCATTAAACCGTCGTCCATATTGGATTGAGGTTGATCCAACCAAAGTGTATGGCTGGCGTTTGGATCGTGAATCGAATTATGGCAACTTGACGCAAGTGCGTATTGGTGAAAAGGCTGTTGTAGCTGACGGTGAATTTGGGGAAAAAGTTTATGACCAAATCCGTGTTATTGAGCCAGGTCGTTATCGCGTCTATCGGCAAGAAGAGCAAAAGAAAGCGATGCAAGGGAACTTCCCATATCCCTCTTCGTTTGACCAATCAGACGCTACGTCGGAGTTTGAGCTTATTGAGTCTGGGCCGTATTCACTTGATCAAGTTCCTCTGGTCACCATATACGCGAACAAGACGGACACAATGACAAGTCGTCCACCATTGCTGGATATTGCTCATCTAAATCTTGCTCATTTCCAGCGCCAAGCTGATTTAATTCATAGCTTGCATATCGCATCACAACCGATGTTGGTGCTTGAGGGTTGGGACGATCAGACTAAGGATATGGCGATAGGCGTGAATTATGCGATGGCGACACAACCGGGAAACAAGGTCTATTACGTGGAGCCTGCCGCTAGTGCTTTTGAAGCGCAATCTGCGGAGATCCAAGAATTACAGCAACAAATGGCGACGTTGGGCATCAGCACGCTTAGCCAACAAAAATTCGTAGCTGAATCTGCTGACGCACGACGCTTAGACCGTATCGATACAAACTCAATGTTGTCGATGGTCTCAATGGACTTGGAGTCAGGTTTGCAGAAGTCTTACAACTTGGCTGCTAATTACTTAGGTATTGAACCACCTGAAGTGAAGATCAGCCGTGACTTTGACCTTCAGCGTCTTATCGGTCAAGATATTACGGCAATGGCTCAGCTGTTCCAAGACAGCATTATTGATCGCGAAGAGTTCCGCGACATGCTGGTACAGGGTGAAATCCTGCCTACATCAGCTGAGTCGCAAGATCAATCGATAGAGGTACAGTAGGGGCATCAACAGCTTTTATTTTCATGGGACTTCGTTTTGAAGAGATCAATCCCCCCAAGAAAGAGGGATCTCCAGCTCCTGCTGCAAAGAAGGAAACTAAAAAAGCTAAAAGCAGTAAAGTAGAAGAGTAAATCTACTTTTCAAAATGGAAGAACAAGTCATCCAGGAGACGCCTGTGGCAACTCCTGAACAGCCCGTGGCTGAGACTGCGACTCCTGCTGTAGACGCTTCCGCCTACGAGCAACAAATCCAAGCGTTAAAAGTGCGTGCCAATGAAGCCGAGGATAAATTCCAAGGCATTAAGGGCAAGCTTGATGATGTCTACAAAAAACAAGACGATCAGCGTCGAAAAACGCTTGAAGACCAAGGCCAATGGAAAGATCTTTGGGAAGAAGCCAATAAAACTGCTCAAGATAAGCAGGATCGAATTGGAGAACTAGAACGTCAACTGCAAGAGCTTCGGGTTTCAAACGAAACTGCAGCAATGCAAACCTCTGCGTTGTCTGCAATTAGTCAGGCTGGAGCAATCAATGCTCAACAGATGCTGCAATTAGTGCAGAATGGTCTTAAGAAGTCTGAAGATGGCAGCGTCAAAGTTCTTGACGGTGGCGTTGAACAAGACCTAAATGTTTATCTTGCCAAGCTAAAAAATCCTGGCTCTGGCTTTGAACATCACTTCAAACCAAGCACTCAAGCTGGAATGGGAGCTAAACCATCAACAGGAACTGCAGGTGCCGCAGGCATCGCAAATCCTTGGCTAGAGGGTAGTATTAACTTAACAAAGCAAATGGCTTTGGATGCTACTGACCCTGATCTTGCAGCTGTGCTCAGGAGAGAGGCCGGTAAATAGTCCCTGTGGGACACCATCTCAAGTCTGTGACTTGATCCACCGCAAACATTATCCCTGAATAAGAAATGGCTGCTCCATTTCAGAATTATTCCGGCGGTGTCCTACTCGCGGACATCGTCAAGAGAAATAATCTCAGCACTTATGTGTCTGAGGCCATCAAAGAGCGCAGCTTGTTTATCAAGTCTGGCGCTGTCACCCGTAACTCCCTGCTTGATTCTCGTGCAGGTGGTACTCGCATTCAAGTTCCCGAGTTCAACCCTGTATCTCCAACGGAAGAGATCATGGACGGGACAGCTACGTGGGGAACCAGCACTGCTGGTTATCTGACACCACAGAAGATCGGAACTGGTACTCAAATTGCAACCATCTGCCATCGCGGTTTTGCGTATGCCGTAGATGACGTTGCAGTTTTGGCAGCAGGGGAAGACCCCATGCTTCACATCCGCAACCAGCTGGCTGATGCAATCAACAAGCTGAACAGCGCACGTCTGTTCTCACAGCTTGCTGGTTTATTTGGTACGGCACTATCTGCCAACGCTTTGGATAAGGCTGTTGCAGCAGCATCTGGTGGCGCTGAGGCCAATTTCCTCAGTGCATCCATGGTCGCTGAAGCACGCTCCAAGCTTGGAGAACGTGGTGAAGAGCTGGACACTCTGATTGTCCATCCTTCTGTTGCTTACTACCTGTATCAGGTAGGAATGCTGACCTTCTCTACTTCAGCACTTGCCGCTTCTGGCGCAGTGACCTGGGGTGGTGGTGGCGTTGGTATTGGCGCACGTGAAGTTGGCGAGTTCGCAGGAATGCGGGTCGTTACTGACAGTGCAGTCAACACCGTTGCTCCTGGCACTGGTGGCCATCAACGTGAGTTTTATTGCTACCTGACTAAGGGCGGCACCATCCTTGAGGGTGTTCAGCAAGATCTTCGGATTGAAGCTGATCGCAACGTCCTCTCGAAGCAAGACGTGCTTTCTGTGGATTATCACAGCACCTATCACGTGATGGGTACTAAGTGGTCTGACGCTGGTGACAACCCCACCAACGCTCATCTGGCTACCGCTAACAAGTGGACCGCC